GTGGTACAAAACCAGGTTCTCTAATTTCGTATCTACCAAATGACGCATTAATTCCTTCAGGAGCAATGTTTCTTCCAGCGATGTATTTTCTGCGAAGTTCATTCTGTTTCTGAATGTATGATCGACCAGCATACTCTTTGTTGCTCTTGGTAACTTTTTGATATTTTTTCTTAACTGCTGTTGCTGCTTTCTTGTATTGAGTCTTAACCGCAGTTGCTGCCTTTTGAGCAGATGCTTTTACAGAAGATGCTGCTTTGGTAACTGCACTCTTTGTCTTTTTCACTCCAGTTTTGACTGATGTGGTTATTTTCTCAGTAACAGGAACTTCCTTTGCAACAATCGTTTCTTTTGGTTGTTCAACAGTTACAACTTCCTGGCCGATCTTGGCATTGGTATCAACATACAATCCATTTGGACCATCGCGAACAACAATACCTTCTTTGGCAGCCCTTACAATGACTTCCTGCTTTGTGATCAGACCATCATCAACCAATGCTTGAATGCATTTCTTGGAAAGATTGACTCCAACATTTGCCATACACTTGGCAAGATTTGGGGATGAAAGAGAGTATGCACTGCAATGACGCATGTAGTCATAGGCACAATATAGTCTGACGTTATTGCTTTGTGCATGAGCAAAAGAAACGGACGCAATCAAAAGCATAAACGAAAGCAAAATTCTGTACATGATACCCCCTATAGAGTGTTAATCATGTATTTAGAATTCTGGACTTTAGTATGCCTTTGATTTTGTCCTTGTCATAGGACAGAAATGGATGGACTTTGTTCATCAGCAATCTTATTCTCGACCAGAGAATATCGTCTTTGCCTATTTTTGCATCAAAGACAGTATCAAAGCAAAAGAAGGTATTGAGTATCGCAAGAGTTTCGAGTGAAACACTTCCAGACAGATAGTCTTGCAATATGCTTGGATACTGACCAGACTTGACCTTGAAGATGTCCGATGGGGAAGAACATTTGAGCAGAAAGTCAAGTTCGTTCTCAAATGTGTAGGTCAGGGACTGTTTTCTTTTGAGATAGGAGGTATAGTTGTCGTCGGCATCATCTTCAAGAAAATCTCCTATCCACACTTTACCTTTGAGAAAATTGGCAATGAGAAAGTCTTCCATATGCTTTGCACTGTATCTCTTACTCAGTTTGGCATAGAGAAAACGATCCTTCTTCTGTTCATATTGCTGAGGAGAAGATTTCACTTTACCGTGGTACTGGAGATAGTTGTACTTCTTTTGGGTAAAGTGAAACTTCATTGCCATGAACATGGTATAAGTTTCGTATGGTGTTAGGTGTCCCATGGACGTGATATTTTCTTCTTAAATTCATCAAACCAGGACGGGCGCGCGGTCGTCATTTCATCATTTTTCAATTGTTTGATCGTTTCTTCTGTTTTTAGATGGTCTATCAACTTTTGAATTTTTTCTTTCTCTGCGTTTTCCAATTCTTCTTTGGAAACTTTAATACCCAAAACATCATAAACATGTGATTGACTTACTATTTGGTTTTCTATTGATTGTTTTACAATGTCATAAAAAGTCTTTGGATGAGTTAAGGGATCATGAGTATGAGCAACTTTACCGATAGATGGACCAGTATAAGATGATCCAGAATTGATAACTGTTACTCCAGTGATAGTACCAGTCGAGTTGATAATAACACTTCCATATGGAGAAGAAACAACAGTTTCATCCTTCCAACCTCTATCAAAAAATTTTTGGCGTCGTTTTTGGGATATGGATTGCTTTCCTGTTGAAATAAGAGTTTTAGTATTTATCGCGTCCAAAGTGTCCTTGCTGAGATAGATTTTTTCATCCATCATATCATATGATACTTTGGTGTGAACATAATCAAATCCTTCAATCAATTCTTTTCGAGTCTTGTGTTTAGAAAAGATAAATTGATAATTCTGACCAGCAATTGTTGCAGACAATAACTTGCGCACATGCAAATTAGGATTTTTATCATAATGCATTGATCCATGATCAGAAACAACATATCCATTTGTTACTAATCTTTGAATCCAGTCTCTGTAAAAATCATCAACTCCAGGAGTGTTCAAAATGAACACATCAATATCTCTCGGAGATTCTCCATGATACCAAGACGCAAATGCTCCACCAGCAATAATGGAACCATAATTCAAAAATGGTAAATGAGCAAATGCTCGCTTTGCTTCATTTTTCATGTCTTCAATATCAAGTAAGTCTTGACTGGAAAAAACTTCTTCTGCAGGAATCATTGTCTATATCTCACACTGGGAGTTTGCTTGTGTTGCTTTTGGGAAGAAAATGTAGTGCTTCTGCTTCTATCTTGATCTTGCTTTTCAGAGCTGACGAGATCAACTTGGCGGCCAGTTCGATTTCAACACTGTTCTTTTCACAATAAAGAATAACCGCATCCATGTAGGATATGGTGTTATCCTTTGCGATGCGTTCTATCTCATAAGAAAATGTTGTGATTTCTTCTCGGGATGCCATCTGTATTCCATAATAAAATTAGTGGGTCCGTTCTGTTGCTAGGTGGAACCCATACCCCGGAAGATTATGCTGCTAGAGCATAAGTCTCCATAGGTGCATTATCGTTTGCAACTATAATTTTGACCCGATGACGGCGGTATCATGCCGATTGTCTCTTATTGCTTTTCAACGTCCGTCGATACTAATTTATCAGGCCCATCAAAAAGATTCTTCTTTTTTTCTAATGCTGCTATTCTACCTCTTTCAGTAGAAGATTTTAATCTACCTTTATTCCACCCTTCAGGAAAAGTATTCAACTCAAACTGTCCTTCTTCTGATCCATTATTGAACCAGTGTCGTTTAGTTCTCGTTGATCTACCATCTTTTGTTAAGTCTTTTTCTTTCCTAACATAGAGTTTGTAATATTCACCTTTGTTTAATTTACGCCAACCATCGGGTTCTGTACCAGGCATATACTTCCCTGCCTGCTTTCCGTCGGTATACATAAATCCACCATTTGCTTTTGCGCTTCCTAACAATGCTCCTTGTCTAATTGCTTCGGTTTTACAATCTTTCTTCAACCCCAAAAGACCTTCATAAGCAAGTTTATCTTGCCATTTTTTGGTCTCTTGATATCTCAAAAGATGTAAAAATGCGTGCATAGCAATATTACATTTTAGTAGATTTGACTTAGCATTAGAACCACCTTCGTGTAATGGTACTAAATGATGATAATGCCAAGTTATTTCTTCATTCATTAGAATCCTTTTGGTGGACCTGGGGAGATTCGCACTCCCGTCCGATCCATCTATTTTCAATCGTCAACGACAACATAGTATTTATATCATAACAATGATTTCCTGTCAAGGACTATTTTGCGCACATCACCATATGCTGTACGATAGGAAAATACTTATCAAAGTCCATATTGTATTCCTTGAATAACGTTTTCCAAAACACATAATAGCAAATCAGTGGTGCGAAGAAGATCATTTTTTGTCCTTTCAGGTATACAGAAACCCTGTATCCGCGTCTATTGGAAAGTCTATCTTTTGTAACTGATCCATCATCTTGCAGACATAACTACAAGTTATATCTCCATTGTCACTTCTCACTACGTTGAGAACGCGAATTTCTCCCAACTCCTCTTGTTTTTTCAACCATTCAATGTACTTGTCTTGCCATCTTATCTCACTGTCGCGCATATCACATCACCAGGAATATGTCCATCAAGGAAAAGAATATTGTAGTTAGGATTGATTTCGTTCAAAAGAGCAATGGCATCTTCTTCCTTTACTCCCGACCATTCTTCACTACCAAAGAGCCTTCGATCGTCAATAAAAATGGTATCATCTGGAAAAAGATCAATATAGTGTTTGATAATTCTAAGTTCGTCAAGAACAGGTGATCCTCCAGACTTACCTCCGACAAGAGGACCAGAAGCATGAGCATCTAACCAGAATGTTGCTGCTCCAGGACCACGTTGTTGTTGGATTTGCCACAAGCAATCTACACTATCCCCATGCCAAATTCTTACTTTGTGATTTCTACGAAACTGTTCACAAGCATTTTTATAAAGTTCGTCATTCAATTCACAAGAATGAATTTGTTTATATCCAGCATCGAGTGCTAACATTACTGTATCACCAAGATAGGTTCCAGTCTCGATAAACGTATTACCATTTCCATATTTGTTGAGATAGTCCATCGTTAAGTGTGAGTTCACAATTCTCAAATCCATATCAAAGTCCTTGTTCTGATTTCTTAGGTGTATCTTGTGGAATTTTTCTCATTTCATTCCAATGATAATAATCATCAAATGACTTGGGAGTTCCATCGAGTCTTACTGAATAAAAGTTTACTTCATTCACACCAAAGACTGTGTTGAATTCCCATTGAATGGAACTCTTTTCGTCCTTATACTGAATGAGAGTTGTCACGAACATAAATCCCTTGGCCATCTGTTCTGGAGCATTGATGATCTGATCTCCAACAACAGAATAATCCATCTCTGGATATTCTTTTTTGACAGATGCAAGCAACTTTGCTGTATCAGAAGCAAATCCTTTGAGTTTACCTTCGTCGTATGTCTCCCTACCATACTTCTTGGCAACATAGACCAGCACAGTTTGAACGGCATCCTTTACTTCTCTATATCTGCCATGATCGAAGTCTTCGGGTTGCTGTGCCAGTGAGTGGGTATAGTATGGAGCAACAAATCCAGTGAAGACCAGTCCAACTATTAAAGCATAAAGATATTTCATGACTCTCCTAACAGGTCTTGTGATGTGACCTTGTACTTTATGAACAGATAAGTGATGTAATGATTCAAATACCAAGCAACGATCAATGCAAAGATCGCGAACAAATTGAGTGCGGCATCTGGAAACAAAAGATAGGATATTCCAGCAACTATACTTGATACGTAGATATAGAAAAATGAGATTTCTGCTAGGAGCAACCAATAGACAGGTTTCATGCTACTTCCTTAAACTGCTGTTGATACATTTGAATCTTTTGGAAAAGACTATCTTTGTAGTGTTTTGGATCACGTACAAAAATTTGTGGAACGTTTAGGTCATCACAAATGATGATCGTCACAATCTGATTTACTTCAATCCCCAACCACTCCTTGTACATTTCTGCATAGGCAGTTTTCTGCTCAAAGTATTCCGTAATCCACTCTTCTTTTTTCTCTTTTGTGGAAGTCTTATGATCGATGATTGACAGAACCCCATCAAACTCTGCGATCAAATCGCATCGACCAGCAATTCCCAATGTCTCAGAAAACAGAGGACATTCAATGTAATGAATATTATCTATTCTGTCAAGGGTTGGTTTTGCGATCTTGAACATTTCTCTAAGATCGGGCATGGTGCTTTCTGTGATAACTTTCTCTGGCGGTTCATTTTCCAGATATCGTTCAACCATATTGTGATATCGCGTGCCTCTTCCTGCTGCTTTAGAGGAGACACGATTTGCTTCTTCTACACCAACACGATTGCGCCACTGTGCGATCTTTGTCTTTTTGAAGTGACCTAGAACTGTGGTAATCGATGGAACATGTCTGCCAGAAGGAAGAATATATGTTCGTTTTCCATTGACCTCAAACTTTTCCAATTGAATTTTTTCTGGAAGATCAGAGACATACCTAAACGTTTTCATTGTGTCCATTTTTGCAAAATCCAACTTGAACTATTCTTCTTGTCTGTTCCTCCAACACCAAAGAGAAAACTAACTCCATAATTATCTTGCATATCGAGTTCTGGTATATTTCCAGATGTTCTATCTCCACCATTGACAAAGATTAGATCAGCATTGGGAAACATGCTTCGAACTTGCTTAATACAGTCTTTGGCACTACCATCGTTATCATCAAATCCAATGACTTCATCAACGTAACGAATAGAAGAAACAACATTCACTCGTTCACCCCAGGGCATAAAGTTTTTACCCTTCTTTCGTTTCAACCAATCATCACTGTTCACACCAACAACGAGAAGACCATCTTCTCCGGCAATCATTTTTGCTGCTTTGAGATATTCGATGTGTCCCGAATGAATAGGATCAAATCCTCCTGTGGCAATTACTACCTTCATATTTCCTCACTTTAATAATATTGTATCAGATAAATCAAGTTTAAGCAAGTGCTTTTTTGTTTCTATATGCTTTGACTGCTGTTGCTGCCATTTTGGCAATTCCCAAGGGAGCACTTCCAGGAACTGGCGCAGCAATCATTCCCCATGCCACTTTATCCTTAATTCCTTCTTTTGCTGCTCTTCCAATATCACCAATCACACCTTCATCAAGATCGAAGTCTCCTGGATTACCCTTGTATCCCAACTTAGCATAGAGTTTGCGCATTGCTGCTGCTTTGGCATTTCCTGATTTGTGCTTCTTTTCTTTTTCTTTATCGATACGTTTCTGATCGTATTTCTTACCTTCAACTAGTGATCTTACTCGTTCGATCTCTTCACGAAACGTTTTTCTTTTCCAATCTTTACGTAGTCCATTCTTGGACAAAGCATAATGTCCTCCAGCAATGACTGCTCCTGCTACAACAGGAAATCCGATTGCTGCGGCAGTTCCAGCACCTGCTGCTGTTGCTGCTGCCCCCATCAATGCTGCACGTTTCCATTCTTCTTTTAGTTTTTTAAGAATCTTCTCCTTGCGAGCATTGAACTCTTCATCACCAGAATCTCCCTTCATCTTGGCACGACCACGACGAACACGAGCATCCTTGATTGCTCTTTCTATATCTTCTTTTTTGGGATTATCATTCATTTCCAGTTCCTATAGAGTTTTATTATTTGAACGAGTAGAATAGCACCAGCAATGAATGCTCCGATAGCAGATACAGATGGCCAATGAAACTCATAACTATTTATCTCGTATGGAAGTTCTATGCTTGAAGTTGGTTCTATTCCCTCAAAACTGGGAAGTCCATCTATAGGTGCTGGTAACTTTTCGTCTCCAGTTGAACGTTCTTCCATTCTGGCAATTGTAATCGACTTCTCTTTTTTTCCCAAAAGGTCTGGACGCAAAGAAACGACCACTCCAGCAAATGCCATTGTGGGAGCAAATCCCTGCAATATAAACTCTTGCCAGAATGGTCGTTTGTTATCACTCATGTAATTCCCATTTCAGTTCTTTTGATGATATACTCTTTCACAAGACCAGAACGAACAATGTCGTGCTTTTCGTATTCAATGTAGGCAAATCCACTCATTTTGCGTGTTATATTTATAAACTTGTGAATGCCACTCTTGTCCCGATCATTCACTAGGTCTGTCTGACGGAAGTCTCCGCAGAAGATTGCCCGAGAGTTATCTCCCATGCGAGTGATGACTGTATCGATTTCAGGGAATGTAAAGTTCTGAATTTCGTCTACGATAACGATGGCATTGTTGAATGTCAACCCACGAAGAAACGAAGATGTGGTGAACTGAATCATGTTCTTCATTTTCAGTATGTCGTATCCATCACCTCTTCCGAAGAGATCATCAACGATTTCCTTATAGGGTTCTTCGTAAACTCGAATTTTGTCTTTGATGCTGCCAGGGAGGAACCCAACGTCTCTCGATGGCACTACAGAACGAACGATGACAATCTTATCATATGATGATTTACCAGAAAGTAGTTCGTCTAGAGCAAGATAGAGGGAGACATAGGATTTTCCTGTTCCTGCATATCCATGACATATCAGATTATATCCTTGGCGATAAGCAGCAAAGGTTTTTTCTTGATTGGGTGTCAGTGGAGAAACATGACGCAACTCGAATGGTTGCTGAATTTGATTTTGTGTCTGTCTTGCTTTTTTCTTAGACATGATGTCTCCTTTATGCGCAAAAGGCACCTTACTCTTTCGAATAAGATGCCTTTTCATTTGCGGTTTGTAAACTCTACTTCTAGTCAGGGGGAATTCCTCAAATTTCCTTAGGTGCGTGCCAACGTTTTTCCAGTCGATTTTTGTCTGCGCCTGGTACAGTTTTCACTTTACCTATGACATGTTTCATGAAGTCTGCTGGAGGTTTGCTTACACCGATGCCAACAGGATCAACAAGATTCATCTTGAAGACCTGTTCAACATCAGGATTGTGATTGAGAAACTTATCGAGTTCTGAAAATGGCATGTCCATATCAAATCTCTTTTTCGTTTTTCTGTTAAGAAAAGTATATCTTGGCATTTACGCCGCCCTTCTGTAACTAATAACCTTACTGGTTGGATAATAGGCAATCGAGACTTTATTGCTCTGATTTCCACCTATTACTGCAACCATAGTTCTTCCATTCCGCTTTATGAATCCCTTGAAGATACCGACATGTGCACCAGAACCACCTTTGCGTCTTAGTACAACAATGTCTCCCTTTGTGGGATTCTTTGTTCCTTTCTTATATTTAGTAAAACTTCGTGCTGAATTTGACCCCGTTCCAGATAATCCAACAGAACGAAGAACCCCGTTCACAAATGCTGCACACCAGGGAGTGCGGACTGAATCGACTTTTGTAACCCCTTTGAGAGTTGTTCTGTTGCTACTTTCATGCATACCAACATAATTGGATGCTCTGTTTAGAACTGCTTCACTAGCAAACACAGGGGTTGCAAAAAGCAAAAGAATACCGCACATGGCATTTCGTAAAAATGTCATAATAGACTCCTTATTTTTAGTTATTGAATCCAAGTTGGAGGAGGACGCTTGGTCCAAGAGTGCAGATGTGTCTTGCCCAACTTGTAATAGTTACGATAGTTCTCTACCGCATCTGCACTGATAACGTATTTAGGGTCCATGCAGGACGGGGGTTGAGTGAACCCATTCTGCGGAATGTTCTTTGGTAGTTGTTTGAGAAGAGGGAAGAGTCTCGTTGTGGCATGAATTTTGCCATAACGATAGGTATACTCTTCTGCCAGTCCGACAAGATGATACATCAACCATCGATAGTGTTGATCAGATTGTCTGACCCACACAGACGACGGATGGTTCTTGTGTGTTGCCTTATAGAGTTCTTCTGGAGGGTTGTCGTCAAGCAGTCGATGGGCAGTGGAGAGCATTTGGGCGCTCTCCAGGATCATCTTGACCACATGACGATCAACCATCATTGCCGCGGCATGCGTTGGGTCTTTATCGAGATAAAACACATTCATTATCGCATCCAGTTTTGCCAACTTGCTTTTGCATCAACGTTGAGTCTTTCGATCACTTTACCAAGAACTTCTCTCGTTTCTTTTAGTGTCGCAGACATTTCTTCTTTTTCTTTTCGCAGCAATTCGACTTGTGCTTCCAGTGCTGCAACCTTGCAGAGGAGTTGATCTTCACTCATAGTATTTCCTTATCAATATGCCAAGTAGTCATATCTTTCTTCCTTCTTTTTAACAAGGGTGCAACGTGTATTGCCGTTTTGATAGACGAACGAGCCATCTTGGGCATTTACCTTGACGATATTGTTTGGAGTAAACACAACAGCCTTATAAGTTTCGTCATCTTCTCCCTCATTTGTATACCAGTCAAACATAAAACTTCCATTCAGAGGATTGCCATGCCACTCTTTGTGAGCATCAATAGGGACCCCATCAACAACAAGATTTGCTGTAAACTTTGAAGCACTACCAAACTCTGGTTTGGCATTCAGCATTTTAAGAGCATCTTGCGGAGTTTCGTCATATCGATTCATTTCTTCGACAGTTGCTTGCAGCATGTCAAAGTTGAACTTCTCAAAGAGAGAAGAAATTTCCACAAGCTTGTTGATGTGTTGCTTATTCTTGAGATTGTCATTGCAATACTCAGTAATAAATTCTGGAGACAACCCAGCAAAATCAAGCATATAGAAAATGCGACCAGGACGGTTGCGCATATGCTCATTCACACGCCATTTGTCATTACAAGTAATAACGAAAAGTTTGCGCGAAGGATACACACCATCGAGTAGTGTTAGTGCTTGTTCCTGAGCCTCGTTGTCATATACCTTTTCGAATTCATCAAAAAGAATGACAGTTGGTTGTTCAATATCCTGCAGAAACTTATTGAAGGCATCTCCGGTCCATGGGTTGTTGATAATGATGGTTGGAATTCCCATTTGACCTGCTTCAATCGAAAGAGTTTTTGCAAGTAGAGTCTTGCCCGAACCCTTTTCTCCATTGAGCATCACACCAGTTGAAGATGGACGATCGAGATAGGTTTTAAGAATGCGCGAAGCATTCTTGCTTGTGTCACCATACAACTTGCGCACTTGTTTGAATGAGTCAGTCATTTCTAGATAGAACTGACCAGACATTTGATTAAAGTTGACCGTATAATTACCAACAGGCAACTTAGTTTGAATATCGAGTGCTTCATTAGGAGTAACTCGAAAGGTATTACCATTGCGAATAAAGTGTGTCATATCTTAGTTTCCACATCCATAGTTTCCACAGTTACTTTTACAATTGGGATCGTCCAGAGGACATACCCAATCGTCATTCTCTCCTAGTGCTTTACGAGCAACATCCTGTACATTGCGCATCTGTTGCCATATTGATCTGTGATATGGAACATCCGCACAATACTTCAATGCTTCTTTAAGAAGTTTGTTTTCTGTCTCTAGTTCTGCCGTCGCCTCACGGATGGCGGTGGTGATAATGTCCTCCACCGCGTCATCCCATGACACCGACCCCGCTTTCCGTTGCACATCTTCCGCATAGATTAGATCAAGAACTTTCCGTGCCTTCTGTTCCGATGTCATGTCTCTTTCCTCACAAGTTTTGCAAGACGCGATGCCGCATAAACATATTCACGATATTTGTTATCGCTGGGATAACAACGGCAAGGACCATTGACCATCTGTCCACCTCTATCTCTAGAATGTGGACAACATGAAGAACCACAAGCAAGTTTAGCACTAGCATTCTTATAGTCCTCTAGTGCTTTTTCAATGTCTGTCATATCTCAGTCCTCAAAAAACTGTGAAAACAAATACTTTGATCCAAACCATCCTACCCAACTACCGCTGATTACACAGTATAGGAAGAACATAGATTCTATGAATGGACCCTGTTCACCAATGTCAAGAATCCATCTTAGTGCCAGATTGGTTGCACATATTCCTACAATCAATAGGCACATAAGAATAAATGCTACAGTAATTTTCATTGTTCACCTTTGTCTTTCAGGGATAGGATGCGGGTGGTGGTGGGAGCGGCATCCAGTGGGTGGGTTGCGCATCTGCGACATATCCGTCTGGATGCGTCCAACACTCGGCGCCGTCGAGCCCCCATCCGTAGTCTGTTAGTCGACCTGCTGGCGTCCACAGATCAATCAGCGTCCCATCCTTCGGCGCAGTCTCTATAGGTTGCCAGTTCATGTCTCTGCCTCCGGTGGTGGTGGGAGGGGCATCCAGTGGGTGGGATGCCATTGCCCGTTTAGGTGACCAACCGTAAGATCGTCCCAATATCCGCCCCACTGATCGGACCACAGACCGATAGTCACTGTTCTGCCGTCTATGCTTGGCGCAAGAAAGCGAGTCCCATCCTTCGGCGCAGTCTCTATAGGTTGCCAGTTCATGTCTCTGCCTCCGGTGGTGGTGGGAGGGGCATCCAGTGAGTGGGCGACCACGGGCCGCTCAAAGCGTATTCCTGGTCAAGTCTGGAGCCGTCCCAATGCCTGTAGAAATTGCTTTCTGCGGCGTTCCAATAGGCCGGGAGAGGAACCTTTGAGCCTGTTTTGGCGACTAAAATAACCCTCCCATCCTTTGGCGCTGTGGCTATAGGTTGCCATTGTGGCGTGGCCTCTCTGTCCCGCCAGTTCAAGTAGGCTGTGTGCTCCATTTGCTCTTCAAATTCTTTTTCGGTCATGTCTCACCTCTCAAAGCAGCGCGGGCGTCGCTTTCGTCCCACGGTTTGCCTCCACTAGACTTGGTATATTCCCGCATACCCTCGCCAAACCCCTCGTTGTAAGCTGACCGGACAAGCCCCCGCAGCCGCTTGTTCTCTGCCTCCATATTAACCGCCCTCTCGCCAAGGTTCTCCAGCGCATTGACGGCACTGTTTAGTGCTACCTCTAGTGCTTCAAGGCGATCTGCGGCGGCTGCGCTAAGCTCGGCTTGCTGAGAAAAAACATCGTTGACGTACATCCGCGCCACGCACCCGCATCCGCTTGAAAGCGGGCGCTCACGCAGCCGTTTCACGATCTCTTCTGTGGTCATATCTTTTTCTCCAAATAAAAAATGAGCAGTTTTAGAACATGCTCAGGTTCCCGAAAGGCCAGGTCGAGTGGCCTTATACCAGTTCGCGAACGTCTTCGATTGCGTCGAAGTCTTCATCCACAGAAACTGAGGACACAGGCGGAACCTTCTTGAGGTTTTCACGCAATGCATCCAACTTGGCAACATCTTCCTGGTTCTTACGTGCTTCGGCAATCTTCTTGATCTTCTCAAGATTAGATTCCTTTGCAGTCTTCGCCGCAACTTCCTTCTTTACAGGAGTTGCCTTGGGAGCAGGAGTCTTTGCCACTGCCTTTGTTGCCTTAGGTGCAGTCTTGACCTTCTTTGCCTTGACTGCCTTCTGCTTCTTAGTTCCTGCCTTGATTTCCTCATAGTTCTTTGGAACTGAGGTAAGAGTATAAGAAACCACGTTGCGACCGTTCTTTACAACTTCAAACTTAAACCCACGTTTGCGAAGTTGGCAAATATACTTTGAAGAATATTCACCACCAACGTGGTTGTCGATTTCTGTAGGAGAAACTGCCTTGTTCAACTTGAGGATTTCAAGTGCGAGTTCCCGAGGACGCTTAGTAGGATGACGTGCCATGTAGATATTTTCCTTTAATGTTTACGATAATGTTTATACTAGCATATTGAGGATTGATTGTCAAGGGACAATTTCTCAATTGGCAATTGGTAATTATTCGGAATTACCTTTTACCATTTAGTGTTGGGATTTACCGATCTGTAGGAATAACTGACTCTCTCCTTCTGATATGGTTCATTCTCAAAGTTAAACTTGCTGTAATCATAACCAAGTTGTCTCACTGCATCATTGAAGTCGTGTGCCAGTACCTTTACTTCTGCCAGATAACAATCTGTGACTTCTTTGATGACATACACAGT